GCGCTAATCGGGAGACGATAAAAGACAGCCCCATTTTCCATAAGTGCATGAAATAAGATAGCACGGCCAGTAAGGGAGGTAATACCAAAGATAATACAGTCTTCAACTTCTCCTTTATGTTTTCTAAAATCATATAAATACTCCTTTTTTATTTGCGCGTATTGTACAGGAATATTTGCATTTAAGTAAGCCATAATTTATCATTTTATACTACCCCAATTGGGTCCAGATTCATAGTCAACCTTATTGGGTATTTGTAAGTCAACTGCATTCTCCATTATATCTTTTATTTTTTCAGCCTCTAAATCATTTTTAACAGATATATCAAGCTCATCATGTATTTGTATATGTGGTACAATACCTTCTTTATATAGTTCTAACATGGCTTTCTTAGTCATGTCTGCAGCTGATCCTTGAATTAATTTATTTAATGCTTTGTAAGTAAATGCTCTACGACTATCATTTTCATGCCAATAATTTTTTTGTTTATTGCCATCTTTATCAATAATAAATTCACCTTCTTCATCTTTCATATGAGGACCCATTGCCTGTAATTCTAACATTCTTTCATGATCTTGAGGTGGTATATACTTACCCCAATCATTACCTTTTAATACTGGTTCGTATTTAGGAAATCTACATTTCCTGTTTAGAATTGTTTTAATCTTTCCATTACGTTGAGCTGCTGTCATAAGTTTATTTGTTAATTGTTTAACAAATGGAACTTTGCTGTGATAGATATCAAATAATTCTTTTGCTTTATCTTTGCTTACACCTAACTCTGCTTCTAGTTTTGCCTTACCCATACCATAAAACAAACCTAAGTTAATTACTTTAGCTTGATTTCTTGGAATCTTAGCCATGTCTGCTACCAATTGGTGAAAGTCAGCATTAGGATTATGGTCATATGAATCTGCAATCTCATTTACAGAGGCAAGTTTAAATCTTAATGCATACTCTGTAACTAATCTTGGTTCTTGTTGTGAGTAGTCAAACGTACCCCACTTACAACCTTCTTCAGGTATAAATAACGATCTTATTAATGGACCTGTCTCAGGATCCTTCGCTGGAATTTGTTGTAGATTAGGATTTGAATAACTAAATCTACCTGTAACTGTACCTCCGTCATCAGATCTAATTTGATTTATTTCTGCGTGTATTCTACCATTATGTTCATGTCTTAATATTGTATCAATAAAAGTTGTATTGACCTTGTTTATTTTTCTAGCTTCTGCTATCATCTTAATTGTAGGATGTTGATGCATAGAGAGGAAATTTTTAGTAAATGAAGGCGCACCTGTTTTTTCAGTTTTGTCAAAAGGTAAATTTAATTTTTCAAAAACTTTTTGGATACTTCTTGCGGCCCATATTTGAGTTTCTATTCCTGTGTCTATTTTTATCTGGTGTATTAATCGTTCTTCTTTTCTGGTTAATTCTTTTTTTAATTGATTGGCTTTTGTCACGTCTACCCGAACCCCTAGGTAACGCATATCGACTAGACAAGGAAACAGATCAGTCTCTAAATTAAATATCTGTTGACAGTCCTCTTCTACTAATAATTTTTTCATGTGTTGCCAAAGTTTAAAAGTTAACTCAGCATCTTTTTCAGCATAAGCTCCTACTTCACTTGCGGGTAATCTCCACATGTCAGCTTTTGGATCTAATCCTCTTGACTTTGCAGCTTCATTCAAAGCTCTTTCGTTTTTACCTTCACCCAAATAAAACCATGACAAAGCATTAAGTGTATATGCAAATCTATTTTCATCTAAAACAGAGCAGGCAATCATAGTATCTACGATTAAACCATTGATTTTTATACCTAAATTACGTATCCAACATACGTCATACATTGCGTTATGAAATATTTTTGTGGCTGGACATTCACAAATATCTTTAAACCATTCTAAAGTTTTCTTTCTGTCCATGTTAGGAGCTTCACCATGAGCAATTGGAAAATACCATTTGTCATTATATGTAGCGACTGCAATACCAACTACTTCACCATTACCTGTAACTGCACCCGAACCTTTAGATTTTAAATCAGGATCACGTGTTTCTAAGTCAATTGCAATCTCGTCATAATCTCTTAGATCAGGATATTCAGTGGGCATTACCCATTCGGTTTGTGTTAAGTATTTAGGTATTTTCATTTTTGTAATACGTATTTCTTTTCTATTATTTTATTTAATCTATCTTTATTACTAAATGCATACAGAGCTGCACTGTAGTCATGAGGAAATATTTCCCAATCAACTAGTGTATTATAGATTTCTAAACGAAACTTATGTTTGCTTACTGTAATATTTTTTGCTTTAAAATTTCTGTTAGGCATTACTTTTTCTTTTTCATATCATTTATTTTTAACATTTCTAACTGACAGTAGTGTACAATCTTTTTTAGATCTTCTACCCCGCCCTTTCTCTGATACCTACAAACGTATTTAATAACGTTGCCCTGGAAAAAACTCAAGTCGTTTTTAGAAATGAACTCGTAGGGTTGAATGGGAAACTTGGTGTAGTGATTCCCTCCTACCTGTGTGTATTGTGGAAATGATTCTTTAAATATATCTTCAGTTGTCATAGTTGATACTCCTTTAATATCTTTTTTGCTTTCAGTTTATATAAGTTATTTCTTGCTCTTGTGATACCCACGTACCACACTCTATTCTCCTCATCTTGTTTGTCAACACTTAGGCGAATACTTTTTTGTACTTTACTTCCTTGGTGTAAAGATAATATTACATTATCTTCTTCACCACCTTTCGCTGCATGAATTGTAGATAACCAAACTCTTGCATTTTCAGAAAGTTTTTCACCTCCAGAAATTATATTTCGGATATAAAGTATTTCTTTCTGATCACCAACGAAAATGTCGTACCAATTTTTTTCAGAATTCCAATTCCCATTGGGAATAAAATCTCTGACATCATTAATCTCTTTATCTTCAAGACTACCTTCACGTATCCATTTAGTATAAGCCATCGCTGCATTATACATACCAACATTAAAACTTTTACCTTTGTTAGTTTGAAAATAAATATTTTTAGATTTTAATTCTTTTGCAATATCTAATAAATTACTTTTAGTTCTTGTAAGAATTAACCATTTACCTTTAGTTAAATCTATTTGTCCTAAATTATTTATATGTTGTGTATGACCCTCTTCATCTCTAGGTAAATATTCTTTGTGTTTCCTGATGCCTGATATACGATCTATTGCTATTTGAGCTTGTTGTTGTACAACTTTAGATACTCTTCTTGAATATCTTAAAACTTTTTCATTAGCAGGTTCTTTTATAAATCTATTTACATCAGCTCCAGCCCAAGCAAAAATAGCTTGGTCATCATCACCAGCTAAATACATATCTTCACAATGTTCTTTTAATTTATCATATAATTTCCATTGTAATGGAGATAAATCTTGTGCTTCATCAATAAAAATGGCTTTAAATCTAGGTATTTTGTTAGACTCAACAGCTTGAGTAATTAGATCATTAAAGTCTAGTAAATGATTTTTCTTTTTATATTCCTGTAAATTTAAATTAATATGTTTGAGTGTAGGCCAGTATATATCTTTTCTATCATGCTCATTTAAGTCATATTCTTCTCTTATATCTATGTTTTTATTAATAGCTCTTTGTATCATTTGAAAATAAGGATTGTTGCAAGTTAAAAAATGTGTCTCTTCTTCATTATATTTATCTGTAAAACTAACTCTTACATTTAACATCTTACCTAAGTCTTCATAGTGATGTGGTTGAATAATATCTTCTTCAGTTTTATTTAATAAATGAAAACAAAATGCATGAAGTGTTTGAAAGTATGGAGCTTGCTTTTCATCTACGTCAATTCTTTTTCTAGCTTCAGCTGCAGCTTTTCTTGTGAAAGCAAAATAGCCTATCTTATGATAAGGCGTACCAGTTCTGATGTAAGCATTAACCCTACGAATCAATCTAAAAGTTTTACCTGTACCAGGTGGTCCGTATATTTTAATTGGTTTTTTCATCAGCTTTTTTAAATGAATCTATTAAAGATCCTTTGTATCCATAGTTACCATGATGAGTTGTTACACCATCTACAACTGCATAAAATTTATGCCCAGCATTTCTAGCTAAGTTACAGAAAGATACATCTTCTCCAAACCAATGACCTTGTTTAGAATCAAAAGTATTTTCCCAAAAATTATACATATACTTTTTAGCTTCATCTGAAATACCATTAGCAGAATTTATTTTTAAATCTGGATGTTTTTGCATTAAAGATTCATATACACTTCTTTTAATTAAAGTAAGACCTGCGGGTCCTCCTATGATTTCTGTCATTCCTAGTTTGTCTATAGAAATGTTGTTAAAGTTTTCAAAAGCTACAGAAAATTTAACTGTATTATCATGAGTCTTTTTTCTATATGGAACACATGCCATATCTTTTTCAGCTAAAATCATTCTGCCTACATCTTTAGGGTCAAATTCAACATCAGCATCTACAAATAACTGATAGTCAAATCCTGATTCCATAAACAATGCTGACAATATATTTCTTCCATAACCTACGTAAGGACATTTGAATGTGCTTACAGTAGATTTTATTTTTGCTTGTGTAAATTTATCCATTAGTTTTAATAATGATAAACATGTTGATACTTGCATGGTGTCATAGGTAGGCATACATACAAATACACTTGGTGCTTTTTTCGTCATACTATATTCTCCTTATCTTCTATTATTATTTTTTCATCTGGTATTTCTTCTTTCATCAAATCACCTGCAGGTATTTTTAAACACCTGACGGGTGGAAATGACTTTTCACTTTCTCCTTTTGGAAATCTTTTTTGAATACCAAACTCACCTTTGAAATAAGTTTTAACCAGAGTTCCAGTTCTTGGTCTATCTTGATTCCATTCATTTCTTTTAATTTCTTCATAGAATTTATCGTAGTCAAAGTAATAAAACTCATCATCTTTTAATACAGCACCACTTTTGAATGAAGCATATGTTTTAGCTTCCGGTCCATTTACATAATCTTCTAGATATTTCTTTAACATCTCAATAGGATTAGTACCAGTAGGTGGTTTAATATCCTCTTTAGTGGCCCATAGAGCGTCCAGGATAGGCTGATATTCATTATTCTTAATGATGGGAGGGAATATAGACGTTTGATCTGCTATAAGCGCTCTCATCTCTTTCATTTCTGATATCTTTTTAATAGTTTTTGCGTGTATTTGTACTACTTTACTATCAGATAATTCTACATTGAAAAAATATTCTGGATCAGGTTTGTAACATATTTTAATTAAACCTGATATCTGAGGCCAGCTACTTTCTTTGTGACTACCAATACCAAACTTTCTACGTAGACAAGTTCCTTTTGCACAGTAAGAAGATATAGGTAAGTCATGACAGGTATGTCCAGCTGTATCTTTACTCCAACTTTTTATTTTTTGATTTACTTTGTCATCACCCCATACTTCATCATATTTAATAAAATCTCTTGCAGCGTTTAAAACTTTTTTACCCCACTCATCTTTAAATTTTTTCTTAGCAAACACCATGTAATTAAATAAAAATCTATCTCTTTCATCTTTTAATTTAATTCCTGATTCCTGAACCTGTTTACATATCATCTGTAAACATGGAGGACCATCTAATAAATCTTCTGGACCACCAGTTAAAATTTCTTTTACTTTTTTATTTGATACTTCTTTTAATGATTCTTTTGTTTGTAAATTATCTTTGACTACATTTATAAAATCATCAAACTCTAATTCTCTTCCATCAGGTAACAATGCTTTACGTTCAGTCTTTTTAAAATATGGTAAGTTAATAAATGATCCAGAAGTTCTAACATTATCTTGATTCATTCCTAGTTGTGTTTGTTTTGGAAATATTTCTGTCTTTGATGATAGTCCAAATAAAAATAATAAGTTTTGTAAAAACTCTCTAATTAAAGTTGCAGGTACTTTTTCTGTTGTAAATACATAGATGTGAAGTCCATTACTTTTTGATTTGATTGGAACTACAGGTAAATTTTTATCTTGGATTATTTTTAAATAATGTTGAATATCAAAATTAGAATAATCTGATGGATCGATATCAATTGCACCAAAGCTTGCCATACCATTATCATCACACGCTTGTATACCTATTGCACGTTTACCATCTAAATGATCTTGATAATCTTGATCAGATATATTTCTTTTAGACCAGCCATAATCCCCTGGATCAAATTTTAATTTGTTTGTTTGTGGATCATGATAACCATTGTTAACATTACAGAAACCAAAGTCTCTTTCTAGTCCACTAAAATATTTTCTAAATTCTTTCATAATTTATACGGCGCCTCCAGTCTCCCTTCAGCGCCGTTGTTATAACAATGTATTATACTATGTCTTCTTGTTTTTGACCAGCATCATATTTAGGTTTAGCAGTTCCTTTAGAAACTTGTTTCTGAAGTTGTGCTGCTATCTCATACATAGACGCATCATCTTTATTAGCTACATCAAGATTTCTTACTCTTGATGGTTTGTAGACATGCCAACTTTTGCTACCCGCAGTCTTACCCATTGTGTTTAATTTATACACAGCTGAATAACTTGCAGGATTAAATGAACCTTGATCATCTGTGAATCTTAGATTCTTGATAAGGTTATTTAGTTCCCTCGCTGGAGATAAGTTAGAAGATCTCATTGGGATTACTGCAGGTTTTAACTCTCCATCTACCATTGCTAGTACATAAAAGTATGCAGTCTTCTCAACATAGTTACCATTTGGTAATCTATATCTTCCGTTCTTTTCTTCAACAGCATCGGCTGGAATCTCTAAATGAGTTCCTACTGGAGCTGAAGCACTATCGCCTCTCTCCTGCCATTCAGGATACCTAGTTTGAGCGTGAGCAATTATTATATCTAATCCCTCTTGCCCATCTATAAGTTTACCAAACCCTGATGCATAAATCATACCAGGTTTAGCTCCTTCTACATGCTTGGCATCTCTCTCATTACATTCTGGTGACAGCTGATGTAAGATTTTCAGAATTGGTGTTGATACGTCATCTGATTTAATCTCTTCAGCTCCTTTACCAGAGTCTGCTCTGAGATTGATAGTTGCTAATGCACCTGCATCAGCTTTCTTTGCTACTTGACTTTCCATATATTCTCCTTTGTTAGTCTATTGTTTTGGTTTGTTAGTTATTTTCGTTTGATATCCAGCAAACGTACTGAAGTACTCTGAAGGAATTTTTCCACCACGTGAATGGAGATCCTCCAGAGCAACTCTTAAAGTCCCGGCATGAACAGAAACTTTTTGTTCCGGATCATAACCTTGACCTTTTGCAAGGGTAGCATATTGCTGTGCCTTGTTGTCTTCGT